ATTTTCTTTTTTAATGATGATTCGTCGTGGAATACGAAGATTTTAAATTTATAATTACTGTAATCGGTTAATATATTTCGAATTGTAAGTCGGGAAACAATTTTAAGTTGAGGCAAATAGACTACATATTGAAATAGCCCATCACTGCGTTCCAGTTTGTCAAATATATAACCATTGTGTTCTCGTTCACATATTTTTGGTTTATTGGTACACATTTCTAATAGAGTACAATCATTTTGAATTTTACGAATAGCACGCATAGTATTATTAATATATTCAAGACGCTCTGTCCAATGGGTTTCAAACTTTTCAAATTCCGTAGAATAAGCAGTGAGCGACAAATTCTGCTGAAGTCTGGCCATATTTAATAGGTCGACCAACCGACGAATAGGAGATGTACAATGAATATATGCGTCCAATTCTAGCATTTCATGTGATTTTCTCTCATTATATAAATCATATTGTCCAGCAGAACTATTCCATATTTTTAAGAAATTATTCACATCGTCTGGTAGTCCGGCTTGTTTTTCAACATCTTTATTAAAATTCACCGAACGATAAATTCCATTTCCGTGTTTTACCATTTCAATGGCCGTATAATAATTCATTAAAATCATCAAATAACTAACCAAATCACCACTCGTCTTAATTTTGCTGGTATATTTATATACATTGGACAGTTTATCTACGACATCAAACATTTTCTGGTGATTTGTATCGGCAAGAAGTTCTTTACTATCATAGACATGATTCTTATAGACTTTAATATAAGTGTTTTCAAATTTATATCCAATAATCTCATTATTAACGATGGTAATATCTAGAGCAAATGCTAATCTTACTACATCTTCACATAAACTACATACACAATTGGACAATGGATTAGGCATCATTGGTCTTTTTCTGTCGGGCAAATAGATCGTGGATATTCTCTCTGAGAATGCATTCCATAGGCCTAAATCTTCCATCCATAGAGGAACATTGGCTATATAAATACTAATTTTGTATGCATTATGTCCACTATTTCCACACGACACATCGGTTATACTAAATGCGTCATCATAATCAGTAGTATCATGTGAATCAATGCTATATATTTTTTCATTCGTTCTATCGATTAAAGAATATTTTTCAATCATATCATTAATAAATTCTGACTCTGTCTTTTTCTTAAGTGCGTCCGATGTTGTCTTGTTAAATGTGTTGATTGATGCGTATAGACTTTTGCAATACAACTGATATTCATAATAATTGGCCAATATATCTACATCACCCAATACATTTAAAAGGGTGCCTTCTGGATGTTTCCCGTTCCAATTATCAAACTGAAAGAGAACATATTTATTGTCAATATTTTTAGAGAAGCCGATTTTTAAAGAATATGGTATAATAAACACTGGAATTCGTTTATCATCTGGAATACACTTATATAAATATTTATCGCTAGCTTTCCCACTAGCTTTCCCGCTAGCTTTCCCAAAGGTCTTTCCTCCCTTTAATACTAAAATCCCAGGTATATTCACACTCGACCGTAATGTTGAGTGAATTCGATTTACAGTCTTGGTACTTGTATTGTATTCAAATACATCTCCAGAAAACAACCTCTCGACACATGGGTCTATAGGTAATTTATCTACTTGATTTAATGTATTTGCATCATGCACATTCCATTGAGCATAATTTCGGTCATCTATAATTATTTTATAATTGTTTGTAGTAACATTGTCGTCAAATTCGGTCATTCTCTTCTGGTAGAGTATAATAGTAATAGTAGTAATACTGTGTTTATATTACTACTATTGTACATCAATTTTTAAATTAATCGCTAATACTTGCACCAATACTTGCACCAATACCTGCGCCAATAAGGTTACTAGTTGTTCCTCCTATTTCGCCAATAGGTGTAGATTCTACATTCACAATGTTATCGTCCGTCATTGAAGCTGGAATTGGAATTGGATTTGTTTTTTGGTTTTCGTCAGTAACGCTAACTGGGTCAATCACAATACTGTCTACTGTTTCATTAGAACAAGCAGATGTGTTTTGCTCAATTTGTTTTTTCTTTACACTATCCCTCTTGACATTTTGATTTTGAAGTAAATTAACTAACAAATGATTTGAAATAGCTACATTGTTCATATAAGTTTTATACTTGAATACACATAAACTTGTATTCTCGCTAAATTCAAAACTATACCACCAATATGCTGGTATAAATATAATTTGACCTGGATTGATTACAACCTCTAATGTTTTCAATTTATCGAAATCAGCTTTAAATTGTGGCTGAACATTCCATGGATTCACAGGAGAGAGAAATTCAAAATTCTCATAATCCTTAATAGTGTATAAATACTTGGATGATTTTGGAGGAATTAATTTGACAGTGAGTTTACCTTGAGTCACCAAAAAATAATTACGGTAGTTCAGTTCATATTTTAACGATGTTTTCGTGTTTGTAGAAGAAAACATATAATCGTATTTACAATTACACAATGAATAGGGTCTTAAAAATATGTCATTATATTGAAACTCTTTAACTAATCCGGTCTCTTCTAAAAATTCCGAATTATTTTCACTAACATATCGTTGATCCGAATCCTTTCTAAATATTTCTTTAGCGGTACCCATAGTAAGTGGTAAATACATTTCGGTCACATCATCATATTCTTTAACATTTCTTACTTTAATATCAAATGCACCATAGTTTTGTTCGATTGTATTTAAATTACACTGTGTCATAAGACCATCAATGTTATAATCAAAAATCACTGGTTGGCGGATATCACAAATTTCTTCCAATTTGTCTTTCGATGGTTGATCAATTTCATATACTTCTAAATCATCGCTCGTCCGCAAATGAAAATTTATATGTATATAAATGAATAAAACAATACAAAAAATTAAAACAGTAAACAATGATTTCATACTAGTTTATTTTTATAATAATTTTTTCGTTTTTTTACACATTGTTAGTATATTTTCTAATGTCACAATTATGTTTTACACAGCTAATATCGAATGTTGTTATTCCGTTGTCTATAGCACCTTCGTAATTAGATAAATTATCTTCATCTTCAATACCTGTATACTCGCTTACAGAAGGTTCAAATGTAACATTATTTTTCATATTTACAAGCATGTCTGCTGCTTCAAGAGTATCTTTAGAATCGTCTGTAGATGGTTCTTGTAAATGTAACTGTTGAATAACATGAAACAATGTGGTATTCATTTCATTAATAAGTAGTTGTTGTGATTGTACAATTTTGTTTAACTCTTCCATCTCTCCAGCGAGTCTGGTGTCATTGTCGTAAAATGCCTTCAAGTCTAGTTGTGATTCTATTCTATTTATGATCATATCACTAAATTTCGTAGGATCCATTTGTGAATTACCTGTGTCTAATGATACATTTGTTGGAGATGATTCACCATTTTTATCGGAAGTAATCTCATTTATTTTTTTCTCCAATTCATTGATTTTTACATGATGTTGTTGAAGTAACATGTATGGATTCGGCGCCGGAGAATTACCACCTGGTCTAGGTGAAGGTTGTTGTTGGTTTTGTTGTGGTTTTTCTGGAGTGGTGTTTGAAACTGGTTGTTGACCACCTGCTCTTCTTCTTCTTGCAGCAGATAAGGATGAACTTGAACTCATATTAATTATAATTTACACTAAAAAAGACAAATATAATCGCATTTCCCTAAATAGTTGGTCAAATATTTTAGTATAACTATCTGGATGAATAATGGATTACTTGGTTCATAAAAAAATTGATTGTTTTTTTCTAAAACTAGAAAAGGAAACAATTAACAAACAACAATCCGTTTATCATAATTACATTATACAATTAATACAATCATACCATGGATATAGCTAGCATCTTATGTGGTGTTGGATTCATGTTATTCATTGGATATTTAATAAATAAATTAAATAAGGACAACCAAGGATACTAAATTATGTAAAATAGAAAACATAAAAATAGAGTACTAGTATAATACAAATATAGTACATATGGAAAAGGAAAAGGAACTAACCCCGCAAGAAAAACAAAAATTATGGCGACAAAAACAAATCGAGATATTTTACGGTTTTGGCAGACCTTTGTTTAAAATTACTGAGAAAAATCAGTTTATTCGCAAGAATTATGATGGCGAATATTACATAAGAACATTACAATACAAAGATTTAGACAATAAAAATTTTATAAATCATAAAAAGAATAGGTGTACATAATGTATTTTTATTGTCACCATATACTAACAATTTACTATGTCATATAATGAGCAATATTCAAATACATATTTACAAAAAAACAATGATAAACATGATATTGAAAATAATATGGCGGCAACACGACTACCCGAATTTACATTGTATTATGTTACTGAATTAGATAAGATTTATAGACATCATTTACCCTATACAACAGAGATAAAATATCCATGGCACATATATGATTTGGATGAATGTAAATTAGACAATTTAATTTCCATTTTTGAATTGAATGAGCTATTTACAGAACATATAGATAATATAAGTCAACTTACGGATTATGTAAGGAGATATGAATCAATACATGAAAATGCGATGAAGGTGGAAATGTATCGTCAAGAAATCGACCCGATTATAATAAGCGACAAGAAAAATCTGGATACCGTATTAGAAATATTGAGTGGTAATAAATAATTAAATAATATTGAATTAAAATAATATTATTTAATAGTGTATGATGTAGATGATAAATTAGTAATGACTAAAGAAGAAAATATTAGGCCCTCATCGCCGCTTTAATTTGGGGATGATGTTGGTAATCATGAATTTTAAAATCTTCAATAACATAGTCATTAATATTTTCTCTCTTGTTTAAAATTTCTAGTGTAGGAAATGGATATGGTGTTCTTGTTATTTGCTCTGTAACTTGGTCAAAACAATCATCATAGATGTGAGTATCGCCTCCAAAATGTATAAATTCATATGGCTCTAAATCACATATTTTGGCTATTATACAAGTTAACACTGAATATGATAAGCAATTTATAGGAATTCCCAAAAATTCATCGCAAGAACGTTGATAAAGAATACAACTTAATTTATTTTCTTCTGTTACAAAAAATTGGTATAAAATATGACAAGGGTTTAATACACCTTGGTCTAATTGTTCTGGATTCCACACTGATACTACATGTCGTCGGGAGTTTCTTGTTTCAGGATTTTTAAGGTCGTCAATAACTTTTTGTAGTTGGTCAATTCCTTGCCCTGTATAATCCGTTTCACAACCTGTATATTTTGCACCAAAGAACCTGGCCTGAAAACCATACATAGGGCCGATCGAACGACCGGGTTCATAATCTAATCCACATTTTTCTAAAAATTCTTTTGTAGTATTTCCTTTCCATATTCCAACTCCTTGATCGGTAAGAATTTTATTATCGGTTTGTCCTTTAATAAACCATAATAATTCACGAATGCCAGTTTTAACAGCAGTCTTTTTAGTAGTAAATACGGGAATTTTACCACCTTCTAATGAAAAGTGCATAGCACTCCCTACCCCCCTCTTTGTTTTTCCATTTCTACCCTCTTCAAGCGTGCCATGTTCCATTAAATCTTTTAGCAAATTCAAATATTGGTATTCCTCATGATAGTTCTCTTTTGTAGGACGAGGATCTCTGTCTTTGTATTTATTTAGGTCGATGGCATATTTCAACATTATATACAAAAATAAGATTTGTATTTAAATAATTTTAAATCTTATTATAAATCATATGGATAGGTTAGAAAAATCAACTACCAATAGTGAAGGATTTATAAAAACAGTATTTCCCTTTGACGATGATCAAAAATCGCTATTATTAAATATTATTCAATACACAGTTTTAGCAATAATGCCGGTTGTTGTAGTGTTAAAGGTTGTCAAAAATTATGTACCAGAAGTGGATGACGACAAAGCAAGTTTAATGATTTTATTAGAAGTAATTGGACAATCATCATTCATGTTCATGTCATTGTATTTTATTCACAAAATGGTATGTTATGTACCAACATATAGCGAAAAAACATATGGTGATGTAAACATTATTAACATTATCCCCTCTATTTTATTAATATCAATCACCATGCAAAGTAAAATGGGCGAAAAGGTACAAATATTAGTAGACCGATTATGGGATTTGTACGAAGGACAAACCGGTTCCAAACAACAGGTCCAGCCCAAAAAAGGACAAACACAAAATGCGGGTCAAGTCCGTGTTACTCAACCATTATCCCAACAATATAGTGGGAACCCAAACATTGACATTCCACAACAATTACAACCTCAAATGACAAATATGAAAAGTGGAACAAATGAATATTCAATGAATCAACAAGCACCTCAGCAACAATCCGAACCAGATTTTAACAATATGTATGCTGGTCCACAAAACCCAATGGTGGGAGCAAATACTCCCATGATGGAACCCATGGCTGCAAATGACGCATTCGGTGGTGGTTTTGGAACACCATTTTAAATCTTCAATGATGTAAATGAATAATTATACCTACATGAATGTAAATATAATTATTATAACAATTCAAATAATTGTAAATATTCAAAGGTAGTCGTTTTTAATTTCATTTGTCAAATGTGTAGATTTACTAATAGCACGGATAATTTTGTTGGTTTCCTTTTCATCGTCCTCTACATTTGTCATGGAATGAAATATTAGTTTTGTCATTTTCGACTGTAGATTTTCATCTGTACTCCATCCGTGATTCGCTTCTTGCCATTTATTTAATGTAGTGCGTTGTTTTGAAGATATTGTCTTGATACCATGTAGTAACATTTTTAAATCATTATCCTTTTCCCAACTATCATTGTCTTTTACATACATTATTTTCCGTGAAGGGTCAGTACAATGTATTGGTCGCTGTAATAAGTCCAAATCGTTTAGTCCATTTAGAACCATATTCGTAATTGTTTTAGTTAATCCATTCTCGATAGTATTATCATATGTTTCATTTGTAATTGGTAATGAATTGATAAAATCAGTTAGATTCATTGCGTTCTTACAATGTTCGTCCAAGAACATATTTATGTTAAATTGATTATTGTTTGTAGTAGTATTATGACTATTGCTTGTAATATTGCCCTTGATGTGTGGAATAAGTTCTACAAATGTTTTTTGTATTTCCTTATTTTCTTTCAACAATAACAAGACAAGTTCCTTAAATTCGGATTCTTTTTCCTTTGATATTGTAGTGTCCTTATTTGACTCGTCGGATTGACTTTCCGATTCATGGTCCAAGCATCCCTTTTTATGTTTATATAATGAGCTCATATGTATATACGATTTACCACACATTTGACACGCATAATGGTAAGGGGTTTTTTTACTATTATTTTGGTCACTAGGTGTCAGTAAGGTGTTATTTTTAGAATTTGAATTTTCTGACGGATTACCATAAGGGGTTTTTTTACCCATTTCGTCGTTACTGTCATATGGTAACAGGTCTAATTTAGGGGTAAAATAATCTGACTCACATACTAGAGGGGTTTTTTCTATTAGTCCTTTAGTAGTCGAAAGTAGTCGTTTATGTTTTGTAGTGCATAAATGGCGAGCGAAATCTTTTTTGTTGCTACATACGAAGGAGCAAGGTTCGCACGCAAAATTTTTCTTTTCATTTTTAGGGGTTTTTATTAGTCGTTTACCCATATATTAGACTAATAGAATTTTACCCCTAAATTGTTTTCATAAAATTAGATTTTTTTTACAATAACAAATTGAAAATAAAAAAATTTGGATTGTGAGCATTATGCTCTAAATCACTTTTTCACTTTTTTTTTCATACTCTTGACCCATATTTTAAAATTCAACACAAAAACCTTGTGTGTTTTTTTGAAAAGTCAAATGAAGTATAGAAAAAAAGTGAAAAGTAAAATTACCTACATGTATCGTATACAGTGCACTTTTTTCAGTTCATTTTCCTCCCCTACATATGTAGGCAGTCTACTACATCGTCAAGGGACTTGAATAAATTCATACCAATTTTATTGCACTTGACATGTAGTGAAAAAGTCGTTTTTTTATCCCCGTTTTTCCCGAAATCCATAATTTAGGGTGTGGCTACTAGCACTTTTCGTCGATAAAAAAACCCTGTTTTTGGCCACTTTTTTTATTGGACGATTTGGCGAAATTCATTTATTCAACATACATTCGCCTATTTTCGTCGATAAAACACAAATTTCCATCATTTTTGGCGTTTTTCATGTCGACTTTTATGAAAAATAGTGGTTCACTAATCGATATATTTTATCGGACAAAATCGCTAAATACAAACAAGACAATATGTATTTGGCAAATTTCAGGGATAATATTATACATAATATGAATTTTCTGCGAATTTGAAAAAATATCACATCCTACTATATAATGGCTGATTCAAGTTATACAAAATGGCAGATTTCAATCTTCTCCGCGTTTATTTTTATCTTCGTGATACATCCATACACTTACAAATTCACACAACAATTATTAGGTAGATTTTTAGGTAAATTGGCAGATGTAAAGGGTTGTCCAACAACCCTTGGATTATTCGTCCATACAATTGTTTATATATTATTGGTTCGGGGATCGATGGATTTGAACTTGTTTTCAAAATAATAACCATCAATAACAATACTTATGAAAATATAATAAAAATATAATACATTTTTATTATAATGGTTAACGATAGCAATAGCAATAGCAATACTATGACAGAGAACGACGATTGTATAGATACTGATACAGAATTAGGACAATGTCTACAAAAAGCACTAGACAATGAAAACAACGCAAGTGTCATGAATTTAACTACTAGCAAAATCAAGGCTTTAAAAAACGATTATCTTCAAAAGTTACAACTACCACGCGACAAATTAAAGACCTTTCATAAAAAATTACAAGATTATCGTTATGTAGATGATTTAACTGATATTCAATATGGACGATACATTCGATGGATTAATTTAAAAAATCCAGAAAACATTAATCTAACAAATGGTGGTCTTATAATTGACATAAAAATAATATCAACTGGTATACATGTTGTTTGTAAAAATAACATGAATAGGCGATTTCAAATAAAAATAGACGAAAACATTATATTCCAAAAATTAACAGACCAAGAGAGAATACTCATATCAGCACTGGATTATTTGGAAAATTAATATTTCCGTTTTTTCAAGGTTCTTGGTTTTCTCTTAATTTGTTTTTCAAATCGTACCTTCTTGGATGTTTTTGTAAGAGCTGAAGAAGATCTTGTTTTTTTTACTAATTTTGGTTTTTTTTTGCATTTAAAATCATAAAAATCAACATTACGGTTCTGAAATATACTTTTTCTACATACTCCGATCGCCACATCCTCTCTATTTTTTTTCGTTCCACTTATTTTCTTCGCTCCACTTATTTTATTTGGACCAGTATCATTATAAGAATCAACTGATTTAATACATCTACATAATTTAGACGCTAATACATCTTCAGCAATTTCTTTATATGTTTTATTTTTTGATTTAGGGATTTGATAATAATTAGCTATTTTTTTATAATCAGAAGCCGTCAAATCCATAAGAGGAGTATATTTATTGGTTAGATTTTTTATCAAAATATATATTATATTCTATACGCAAATGAATACCCCACATAAAATAGTAGTATTTGATTTGGATGAAACATTAGGTTATTTCACAGAATTTGGTATATTTTGTGATTGTCTAAACACTTATTTTAAAAATAATAATTATAGTGAACAACATTTTAATTCATTACTAGATTTATACCCAGAGTTTGTTCGACCTAAACTTTTTAAAATTCTCGATTATTTGAAAACAAAGAAAATGAACAATAAATGTAAAAAAATAATGATTTACACAAACAACCAAGGTCCTAAATCATGGGCTATAGATATCAAACAATATTTTAATACTAAATTAAACTACAAATTATTTGACCAAATTATTGCAGCGTTTAAAGTGAAGGGTCAACCAGTTGAAATAGGTCGCACTTCACATGATAAAACGATTGATGATTTAATACGATGTACAAAAATACCGAAAAATGTGGATCTCTGTTTTATTGATGATGTCTATCACGACGGTATGGTAGATGATAAGGTATATTATATTCATGTAAAGGCATACAAACATAGCTTGACTCTGAAAGAAATGTTAGATACATATTTGAAATCCGATATAGGTAATAAATCAGTACATGTGAAAGAAAGAACGAATTTTGAGACTATTATGGAAAGCGAATTTAAAAGATATAATTACGATGTTATTAAAAAAACAGAAAAAGAGCAGGAGATTGACAATATTGTTGGGAAAATGATGATGCAACATTTAAAGAAGTTTTTTTACGAACAAACCGACAAAACATACAAGCGTAAACCAAATACAAAAATAAAATCCAAGAATAAAACGGTAAAACGGTAAAACGGTAAAACGGTAAAACGGTAGAGTGAGGGAAAAGAAAAATAAGAATCTATTAGTTATTTCCAATTTTTTACTAAATCTAACAATTCAAATTTTTTGGCATAGTCATTGAATGCTGTTGTAGTTAATAAAAATATCGCGGAGGAAAATACAACTTTTCTATCAAAGTTGGTAAACTTGGTTGTGACTACTGGGTTGAATCGTATTAACAAGAATAGGATAACATAAAATTTCATAACAGACTGTAACATGGTTAGATATTCGGGAGTGTAAAGACCAATATTAAAATAAGCAACGAAATAAAGTATATAAGATAAATACAAGGCGCTTTCAAAAAAGGTTTGATGCAAGTAATGCATATAAATATTATGTATATTAATAATTTACATAATATGTTATTTAGGTATGTTCTTATTTTATTTATTATTACTATAATATAATAATGAGCATTAAAAATACTATATCACAAGTTGTCAATGGCTATTATACATGCAACCATGGGCGTGTAGATGAAATAAATAACCGTATTTCAAGTAGAAATATTCCATCCAATAGTTTACAACCACAATACTCGATTCGTCCAACCTCCACCAAGTATGGATATATGCAAGTATTAGACCAATATAAAAAACCAACAGTTCCTTTGAATAAATATAAGTCCTATTCACCAACTCAAACATTTAATCCAGGTAATGCAACAGCTCCGTGGAGTGGATTTTCTAATAATGTAAATACAGAATCAACATTAAGAAACCAATTTTTTGCTCTGCAAAAATGTGAGCAATCAGAGTGGGTACCATCTAGTAAGAGCGATTTATATGAAACGAAAATCGATTTTGTACCTCAACCACAAACACATTCTCTTTTATTCGATAAACCTGAATTTACTCCATTCAATCCAAATAATATGAATATTGCTAATAAACTTTTTAACAATCATACACGATACGATGTAAAAGACTCATCTAACCAAGACGAGTGTTAAGCAAATGAGTGTAATAATGACAATATATTTTTCATATAAATATGTAATGGATATTTCTATGAATAGTATTGACATTTCTATGAATAGTATTGACAGTATGACATTGTCTTATTTTACAAATAGATCACAATATGAACAAATATTGCATCGTACATTGAATAAGTCAAATGAATTGGAATATACAACAGACAAACGATTTTACAAAAAGAGAATATTGGATTTAAATAAAAAATTATTTAGGAATGAAATCGACGATAGACATTTGGTAAGCCAGTTTGATATGTATATAAAGGGTTGTATAGAGCATTTAAAAATGATTGACACAAGTGAATTGATGCAAAAACAATATCAAGATGTTAGCAATAATAGTAATGGTGATATCAATAACACATGTTTAGATACATGTATAGATATGTCAAATGCATCAGTTTCAGATATAGATTTTATAAATTGTGATCATTTAATGACGAACAATGAAGGTATAAAGAAAGTAAATCTAGACACATATATAGTGAAAACCACATCAACTCCAAAAAAACAAATAATATTGCCTGAAAAACAGAATGTAAATATTAAAACTAGAGCACATAAGACGAAAGGAATAAAACCAAAAGAAGAAAAAATACAAAAGAAGGACAAAACCGATAGTCCAGAAAAAAAGAAAAATATCACTAATAATTATGATGAAGACCAGAAAAAACAAATCAAAGAAACATAAAAAAACTGGGAAAACGCGGGATAAAAAAGTACATCATAATCATGACGAAAAGTTCAAACCACAATGTAGTCCAAATCCGAATAATAAAGGTTATACTTGTTATAGTGATGAAGCATTAACAAAGATGAAGAATTATTGGAATGCTAGACATCCGCACGATAAAATTGTCACGAGTGATACAAAGGAAATATGGAAGTTTTTCAAAGATGCGATGTCAAATATATGTCATCGTGAATCGTGTTGGCTAAGAAGTAAATTTATGGTGGGAAATTTAAATAATGAATTATTAAA